AATTAAAGTAGATACTTTTGCTATACCTTTCTCAAAGTCCATCGAAAACTTTCCAATCGCAACTCCACCAGCTAAAAGTGGTGCTGATAAGGACATTATCTTACCACCTACATCACCTATCTTTTGACCTGCTGATTTCATCTTTTCGGATGTAACTTGCATAGCTTCACTATATTTTATTAAGCTATTTGAATTCTTATTTATATTATCATTAGTTTTCCTTAACTCTCCTTGAAGTTCAACTAATTGTGACTTATTTTTATTTAACTCTACTGAATTTTTATTAATTGCATTAATGTTATTCTTCAATTGCTGTTCTTTTTTCTTATATTCATCATTGGTTTTATCAAGCTCTTCTTTTAATTTTTTTGCTTCATCACTTTCTTCACCGAAGAGTTTTATAGAATCTTTTAACTTCTTATTTAAATCATTCTTCTTTTGTCCAAGTAATTCTAACTCTGCTTTATTACTATTCATTCTTTCAGTGTTCTTTTGAATATTATCAGAGTAAATTTTCATTTTATCATTCACATTTTTAATCTGAGTATCAAGTATTTTCTGTTTATCTGAAAGTAATTTAGTATCATTTCCAAATTCTTTTAACTTACTACCTGCTAATTTCATCTCAGATTGTGTTAACTTCATTTGCTGATTAACTTTTGAAAGACTAGAATTAAACTCATCAGAATTAATAGTAAATATGGTACTTACTACATTAGTTTCTTCCAACATAAACTCACCTCCAATCCCCTAAACAAATAAGTCTGAAAATGATTGAACTTTATCTATCCCTTTATTTTCATTGATAGACTCAGCCTCATCACTTCCACCATAAATTTTAACCACTACATTAAATAAAATATTCTCCTCGTATCTGATATTTAGGTCATTTAGCCCCATAAGTTGTCGCGGTGTACTGCTCAAGAATTCATCATAATTCATTTTTAATATTTGTTTTGAAATAAAATAATAATTATCCCACCATTTTTCAAAATCAATGCCCTGACTTTTGTTATCAGGGCTATCTAGTTTTTTTCTGAGTTGCTGACCTCATTTTTTTCTGTTACTTTAACTTCTGAAGTAGATAACTCTGCATTTAAAATAGAAAAAATGATATTAGCCATTTGCATTACCTTAATGTATTCCATGCCTAAGATTTCATTCTCTATTTCATCTAAAGTTAACTCGATATCTGCCATTGATTGAATTAAAACAGGTAAATGCTCTAGTCTCTTTTCTACATCATTTGCAAACTCATCAATAACTAAAAAGGCATTTCCAGATATCTTATTTAATTTCTTAAAAGCCTTAAAATTCGCAGATAAGTTAACTTTATTTTCCTTGTACTGTATCTCAATTATTTTTTTCTCATCTAACATTTATAAATTCCACCTTTCAAATATAAAAATAAAAAAGGACTAGATTAACTCCAGTCCTAAAAACTTAATACTATGTATCCAATTATGGTGTAACTACTTTTGCTTGTGCTTTAATAACTTCTTTACCCCATTTGGTTTGGAATGTTGTAGCATCAAAATCAGCATCAGTTGATCTTACACTATACATCCAAATTCCATTTTGAAGGGTAACAAACTTTCCTTCAAATTGTTTTGGTTGGAAATCCACGTTTCCTTCTTGTGTTTTTGCTTTTTCTTCAGCTATATTTAACTTACCTTTATAAAGAAATAAATATTCTTCAGCACCACTATCAAGCGTTTTCTTAAACATTAAGCAAACATAAGGTTTAACATCTTTAGAATTACTAATATATCCACCTGTTGATGCTAGTGTTTTACCAAATAGTTCGCATATTATATCAGTTTCAAGTGCTGGAACTGTAAATGTTACGTCTACTCCTCCTAAACCTGACTCTAATAACACCTCTCTATTACCTGCCCATAGTGACGTTGATTTTTCTTGAGGTTTAACTCCTATTTCAATTAGTTCTCCTAAAGGCTTTACTGTTCCATATGTTTCAGCAACCATATCTGTCATAATTGCATAATACCCTTGCTCTATACCTGTTATTACTTTTTTACTCATAACATCATCAATCCTTTCTAATTCAAAATTTCTTTATAAGTGAACCTCATAGCTTTATGAAAAAGCTTTGTATTCTCTTCATAGAGGTCAGCAGAGTTCACAAAGTTATATCCTTTTTCACATAGAACCTTCTCAACCATATTTTCTACATTTGTATAATCTCCTTTTGAGAAAATATCTACCTGAATAAAGTTAGTTATGCTTGTATTTTTGTTGGCCGAGAAATCTCCATGTCTTTTATCATATATTTCATACTCAATATATAAATCTGTCGGACTTGGAGCATGTAAAAAGTGAATATTATTATCTACTAAACTTTTAATTCTATTATCTGATAAGTCATTTCTCAATTTAGACTTCATTTTAACAACTCCTTTGAAATTAAAGAAATTGCTTCTTTTTCTTTATCTCTAATTGCTTTTTCAAACCACCCATCATTTGCTTTTGATTGGCTTGTACCATATTCTTGAAACTTGGCATACCATTTATCAACTTTTATTACACAAGACATATTGCCATCGATTCTTTTTATTTGCTTTTTAATAGATTTCTTTGTTTTTCCTGAATCCAAAGGTGATTCATTTTCAACATTTTGCTTTATTAATTCGCCTGCAATATTCAAAGCCTTTCTTTCTTCCTGTTCTGTTATCTGCATTTTTTCTATCTTACTTATTAATTCATCAAAACCCTCTATTCTAAATTCAGCCATCTAATTTTTGTCCTTACTTAAAATAGTAGCCTTAATTTCCATAAATCTATTAGCAAAATCTATGTTATTTATATGAATAATTTTATAAATATCATTATTAAATGAGATAACATGATTATAAGAAAGACTTTTATTATATCTAATTTTAAACTTAACTGTTTCTTCTAGTTGTTGGGCTTTAGCTTCCCAAAACTCTCTACCATAAAGATTTTCTATACTTGCCCAACAGTTAAACTCTAGTTCGAATTTTTCACCATCTGGAAAACCATTTTCATTTGTTTGTGTTTCAATATGTCCTATCTTAATTGGTTTATTTAATTCACCTATGTTCATATAATTTCTTCCCCCATTAATGCTAATTTAGCAAGAATAGTTTTAGTTATGTTATCATAGCTGAACTTTTGCATTTGAATAGTTGTTCCTCGATTTTCATATAAATCAGCTATTAATTTTTTCTGAAGTATATTGCAAAGTTTGATTCCTTTTGGATCAATTTTATAGCCTTCACCTACGCAAGAATCTATGTAAATGAGGCTTTCTTCAATCAACTCTAATAAATAGATATCTTCTTCATTGTGTTCTATTCTTAAATAATTTTTTATTTCTTCTAAAGTCATTATTTATCGGCACCCCTTCTTTATAAAATTAAAGAGAAGGGATTAACCCCTCTCTAAATTAAGCCACTGTTAACTCTCCTGCTATGTAAATCTTGTCACTTGAATCCACTTGAATTACATCTACATACTCTATTACTCTTGCAAAAGTAGTATTAGACTTAAATCCAGCTTCACTAGAAGTTGCAAATGAATATTTTCCATTATCCACAAACTTTACAGCTTCAGCTAAGTTTCCATAATAAATTGGTGCTTTCTTTGTAGTAGTTCCTGTAGTAGCAAGTAATGAATTAGAATATACTTCTACTGGAAATCCCATAAATAGTTTTCTAGTAGGTTGAGTTGGGTCTGGTTGTAAAACTGGTCTACCCTGAGCATCTAAAGCACTATCTAAAACATCAAATCCATCTTGATTAGTAACTACAACTAATCCATATTTAACTGCCTCATCTAAGTCCACATTAATAGATTTCTTAAGAGCCTTCCAATCAGCTACCGCCTTAACTGTTTTACCATTTTTTAACGCAGTTATAGCCATTTTATTTTCAGTAATCATAGCTTTTTTAGCAAATATCTGTGCTACATAATTTATTAAATCATTATCTGTCATAGCTAGTAATGTGTTAGATAATTTAATTAAAGCACCTTTTTCTTTAAGAGCAAAAGGAACATTTCTAAATTTAACATCATCTGCTTCAGTTCCATCCGTTCCATCAGTGAAGTCGATTAACTCTGAAACTGTTTCAAAATTCTCGATAGGGAATGAACCTGTTAAGGCTGTAGTAGGCATATACCCAAGTACATCTCTAAAAGACTTATATTGTCTAATTAAAGTGTTAATTTTTGTTTTTACATCTTGTGGTAAAATGTAGCCTTCACCATTACTTCCACCGACAAGTAAAGCTCTTTCCTCTTCAGAAATTGATTTTCCCATACTAGCTTTTAAAATTGCTCTTAACTCCATTGCTGTTTGTTTTTCTCTATTTTCCATACTAACAACCTCACCTTCATTTTTTGATTGATTTTCTAATTCTCTTTTTTCGTTATTTTCAATTTCTTGTTCCATTTTTAATAAATATTGTGCTTTTCTAATCTCTTCTTTCTTAGCTTTTGCACCTTCTACATCTCTGTTTTCAATTAGCGTTTTTAACTCTCCAGTTAAAGTTTCTATTTCTTGTTTTCTTTCTTCAATTTTCATAACAATTCCTCACTTTCATCTAATAAATAAATTTGTATAATAAAAAAGAGCTACTACAGTAACTCATTTGATATTTGAATTAATTCTAAATCTTTTTTAAGTTCCTCAAGTTCTTTAATATCTTGAATTTTCCTTTGTTCTTCGGCTTTTATATCATTACATCTGGCTTGAACAATAGTTGTATCATAAGCAGGTATCGGTGTTATCGTTCCCTCAAATAATTCTACTTTTAATAAAGTTCTTTTAACTTCATCTTTTTGAGAATCATAATGGTAGTCATCTTCAATTGCTCTGAATCCAAAAGAACAACCTCTACATTCACCACTCTTCACTAATTCATATGTATCCTTAGCATAAGATAAGTTTTCATTAACCTTTGCTCTAAATTTAAGCCCTATTTCATCTATTATAAGAGTTAATGTATTATTTCTTGTGCTTGCTAATGGTTTATCATAATTGTGATTATATAATAGAAAGATATTATGACCATCAGCAATGGTATCATTAAACGCATTTCTATCTATTTTTTCATAGAATCCATCCCATAGCCGTGTAAATGTATCAAATTTAGCAATATATCCTTCTAAAATTAATCCTTCATCTTCTTGAAGTTGTCTTACTTCAATATTTTCTATACTTCTAATCTCCTTATTACTCATTCATTCCACCTCCTTTATTTTTTAATGTTATTGCACTTAAATCCTTAAGTTTATATGTACCACTGCTAACCAATATGTCATCTCCATCTTCTACAGTGTTGAAACCTAGCAACCTTCTACAATCATTAACAGTGTAAATGCCTGTTTGAGCATATTTTGTTAGAATATTAGCCTGAGTTTCTGCATTAGTTCTAAGCATAACACCCTGATTAAATCTAAATTTATAGCCTTGAAGCCTTTCTTTCTCTGTTAGTAACTTCCAATCAAGTTCCTGTTCAATCTGCTCAAACTTAATTAGTAATGTATCAACTAAGAAACTTAAATTCTGCATTTCCATGTTATTATTATTGGAATCCTCTAAATCTCCAATAATGGAAGGACTTAATCCAAATGCATTCGCAATTTCTCTTCTTGATAACTTCCTAATTTGCTCAAACTGTGCATCTGCTAAACTTAAATTTAAGGAACTGATGGAGTAACCAACTGGTACAACGAAAGTTTTTCCATTACTAGAGTAAAGTTTATCAAATTTATCTTGCATTTTTTTCAGTTCTTTTCTATCTTCAATATTGGAAGTTAATTGAACTAATACTTTATTTGTAAGACCGTTATCAAACAAGTTATTTAAATAGGCTTGGGACTTTTGATTTGTACTTATAGTATCCTTTAACAAATCTTTGTTAGCCTTTGTTCTTATTCCGTCAAATGTTAACCCGCTTTTAAATAGAATAATGTCTTTTTCCAAGCAACTTCCTTTTTCATTAGCAGCAACAAATTCTACTAAAACTTTATTCTTCTTATTAGATTTAATGAGTCCCACATCATCTATTGTTATCTTCTCTATTTTAACTGGATATAAACTGCAATTTTTTCTATCAATGTAAAGTCCACTTACTCCATTATGTTCACCCATAGCAACAAATGCCTTCATACAATCAATGGCACTCATATATTCATTTGGTCTTAATCTTAATTTGTTATAAAGTTTATGCTCTTTCGCTTCAACTTCTCCTTCGTTAGTATCTCTTTTAAGCACCACAGGGCATTTAGCAACACTTTCACAAATGTATTTTATACACTTAAAGTAAGTACTTTCTTTTAATAAGTCAGTTTCAATTTTATTATCGCTGCTTTCCCATGTGAAATTATTGAGATCATGAATTAAAACTCTCTTTTCTAACTTATCCCAAATCATCTATTCCCCTCCCTTATGTATTAAATAACTAACTCCAAAGAGTATCATAGCCAATAAATACATAGCAATATATTTATTCAAAGTTAATGTAGTAAAAAAGATAATAAAAATAGAAGTCATTAATAACATATCTGCTAGAAATAACTTCTCCTTAAATTTATTTTTTAATTTTTCAGCTAAGTTTTTTATTATTAATCACCCCAATCCATTCTTTCTAATGCTTCTAAAGCATTATAATGACTTATTCCATTTTCTTCTACTGCTAATAATAGACCCATTAGCATAGCTATAATACCATCAATTTTAGCACTAGACTTTGTCTTACTATATCTAATACCTGCGTCATTAACTACAGCTACAACATTTTTAGCCATAAAATTAAAAACCTCATTATCAGCTATAATTAATTTCTCATCAATTAATAAATTCTCAAATTCATTAATAATAGATGTCATAGTAGCACTTCCTTGACCTAATTCAACTAGATCCCATTTATCTTCTAATCTATTTTGAATAGTTGGAGAACCCCACCTATCAAAACCAATTTGTTCAAACTTAAACTCGCTGTCTAATTCATTTATGTAATCTAATAGTCTTTCAAAATTTACATATTTACCTTCTAATGCAATCAAATCTTTTTGTTTAACCCACCTTGAATAAGGATTACCGTCATTTTCTTCTCTTTCCACTAATGTATCTTTAGCAGTAAATAGATGTGGATAAATAATGTACTTTCCTGATTCATCATTATAAAACACCTGAACGAAGCCAGTTATATCGTTTTTTGATGAAAGATCAAGACCATTCCAACATTTACAACCTTTTAAATCATCTAAATTAACTTTCCTAACACATTTATTCCACAGTTCCATGTTGATTGCATTCTTGATTTCATCAGTTGCAATGTGCTGATTTAAATATAATCTTCTAAACTTTGCTTCAAATGTCTTCATAGCCAATGCTTTTTTAGCTAACTTTACAAAGTCATCTACTTTCTTAAACACACCTAAAGCTGGATTAGCTTTAATCCATTCTTTAACATCCATTAATTCACAATCTTTTTTTGCTTCATAAATTGCATAATAATAGCTGTCATCATCTACTTTACCTAGTTCAATATCTTTAGAATATGTATACATTTCATACTCTAAATTACTTTCATCCTCTCCACTTGAGGCTGTTGTAGTAGTAAACATAATAGGTTCATCCCATAGACCCATTCCTGTTATTAGCTTAGAATATGCATCTGTATTCTTGTACTCATGCACCTCATCAAGTACAGCTATGTAAGTTGCGTACGAATCTAAATTTGATCCTTCATTGGCCAACACTCTGAGATATGAATTTGTAGCTTTTCTATACATCAACTTTTTACTTTCTGTAATCTTTACATACTTTCTTAATGTCTTGTTATTTCTTATAGTTAGATGAATTGTATTAAATAGATTACTAGCTTGCTTAATATCATTAGCAACAATAATGTATTCAGCACCATATGTATTATCAGTAAAGTATAGGTATATTATTATCCATGCCACTAAACTACCTTTACCATTTTTACGTCCAATGTTTAAATGAGCCTCTTTGAATCTTCTAAATCCTGTTTCTCTATCTTTTACACAGAGTATAGAAGTCAAGACTTCAAATTGAAATCTTAATAAGTTTACCTTTGAACCTTTTTTCCCTTTATCCAAAGTCAATTTAGAAAGGAATTTGTACAGTTTTAATGCTTCAATTTCATCAAAGTAATATTTATCAGAATCGTATTTTTCCTTTTGTGATTGAATTACTTCTTCTAGCTTATACAGAGTTTGTTTTGATATATGTTCATTAATTAATTTTTCACTAATCATTTTGAAATCATTTTTTCCATTTCAGAATCAACATCTTCAGGGTTAGATGATAAGGCATTGTTTTTATTCATCCTTGCTCTACTTGCTTCAGTAAAACCTAACTCTTTCATCCAGCTTCTCATTTCTTGCTGAGATTTATTTGCAATAGAAATCTCTGGTCTTTGTTGCTCATAACCATTTGGAGTTGTGAATGTAAAACCCTTTTCATCAATTATCTTTTCACACTTCTTCCACTTACTATATGAAACACAATAACCCTCTAATGCTTTTAAATCCTTATCTGTAAATTCTTTATGTTCTTGTTCTAATAATTCCAAAATTCTTTTCCACTCTTTCTTAGATTCTTTATCGAACCAAGTAGGACATTTAATTTTACTCGCCATATTATCACCTTCTTTCTTATCCACTCCCCGTATAGCTAAAAGTTATAAAAATTTTCACGTGAGACTACGACCCGCGACATTTTAACTTTTCTTTAAAACTTTTGGGACTCCCCCACTTTAAGACAATAAAAAAAGACTAGTCTCTACTAATCTTCAAATTCCTTATTCCATTTTTCTAATAATCCAAATAGTATCTGTTGCATTTGTTTCTTTTCTCTTTCTCCTTTGTCATACTCTGCATGAACTCGTCTATGATTCTGCTCAGTTAGATAAATTAAATTATTAATATCTAATCTACAGTTCCAATCCTCATCAAGCTCTACAATGTGATGAACTCTTTCTCCCTGTATGACCTTATCAGTTCTATAATACTCAATCAAATCAATACCATTACAGCAACTAATTACAGCATCTCGAATCCTCTTCCAATCATTTGAATTATAAAAGTCTTGATACTTCTTTTGTTCCTTATCTTCTCTTCTTTTTTTACTATATTCTTTATATCTTTCTCGTTCCTGCTTGCTAAACTTTTCCTGATGATAGTTGCAATACTTATCATCCACATTACATATCTTACTGCAACCTCTCCAGCTACATAGTTTCTTAAGTGTTATAATATCACCCACTTCTTAAAAACAGCTTACAATCGCATTCATATTTATAATATTTTTTTCATTACTAGTTATTAACATCTTTACTGATATAATATAAAAAAGTCTAACGCTATAAATTAAATAACATTAGACTAACTTTCCTTATAAAATTTCTTTTATAAAATCAAGAAGATTACTATATTCCTTACAATCTTTATCATAAATTGAAATAGAACCACTAGATTCTTTGATTTTAAATACAAATAAATCATTATAACTAAATTCTTTTATTGTATTATATACCTCAGTGTTTCTATCTAATATATCTTTAAAACTGTTGTATTGCTTTAAATACTTACTTATATCTTCGTCATAGTGTACATAGCTACTATAACCACCAAAGGATTCATTTCTATTTAATCTTTCTAATTTCCATTCATTATTTTTGCAAGCTATACAGCGAGCATAATTAGTATACTTGTTAGGCTTACTGTATTTAATAAAATATGAGGATATCTCTATTGAATATTCTTCTTTATTCTTCATAAATTTATATATTTTTTTATCATCTTTTGTAGATGTTAAAATAAAGCTTAATTCTTTCGTTAAAAAGTCATCTAAATTACTTAAATTTTTTAACGAAAAAGTCTCTTCTTTTTTCTCTAATTCTTTGACCATGCTTTCATTTTTATTTATAAAATCGTCTATTTCTTTATTTAATTCTTTTATAGTTTTTTCCTTTAACTCATTTCCTTCTTTAAAAAAATCTATACTCACATTCTCACCCCCTAGTTATAACATTATTATACTATTTTATGTATAATATTCAAATAATTTTCAAATAAAGATTTATTGCTAAAGTAGATATTTTGAAATAGCTATCTTAAAGTAAGTTTATCTCCCTCTAATTCCTAAAAATATCTTTATCTCTTCTATATTATTAAGTATTTCGTCTAGCTTATCTTCTTCTACTTTTGAAGCTGCAACTTCACTTAAGGTCATATGATCTCTACTTTGTTCTTTCTCAAGTTCCTCTAAAACCTTTAAAGAAATATAATTTAACAAATCATTATATTTATCTTTTTTTGATTGTTTTGTTATAACAGAAAAAAATATATACATCATAATAACTGTTAGACTAAAAGTAACAAAAGAATTATTATATCTAGTCAACTTGGCTCCTTCTATAAAAATAAATTGTATGAATATACAGAGCAATCCAGTAATTACTGTAGTATTAAGATTTGTTAAAGAACTTTCATACTTACCTATATTTTTCTCCAATCTAACTTTCTCAATTATAATATCTATTTCTCCAATTACAATCTTTCTTTTGTAATAATTTTTTATATGGTAATATAGTTTGAGCACATTATTATAATCTTTATCATATGGTGACTTAGAGTTGTCATCAAAATTTTTTATTAACTCTTCATAGTCCTTGCAATCTTTTTTACTTTTTAGCATTAAAAACACCTCCATGTATATTCTACAAAGAGGTGTAATATTTTGTCAAATTATTCACATATATATTAACTTAATGACTTTACGTGCTTCCAACTTCAACCTCAGTTGGAGTCTCAACTTTTTCATTGGTTAGATTTTCTTTATGATTTTTCTTTTTATCAGTAGATTCTCTAAGAAGTTTTTCATTATCCTTTTTTCTTTTAATAATCATCTTCTGTGCTGGAGTTAAATTGTTATTATAAAACGGATAAGTCATAGATATTCCCCCTATAAAATAATTATCTATTTTTTAATCTTCTCTAAATTCTCTCCTTTTTTGTTTGTACAACTCATCAGGTATTAAATTTATATCATTCTTAAAAACATTATAATTATTTTCATTGTATCCATACTTCTTAAGAACTTCACTCAAGTAAGTACTTTCTGTACCACATTTTACCAACTTGCAATTTTTTTCTTTATTATCTAAAGTCCATGTCTTATTTTTTAATTCAATCAACATAACGTTATCATCCGGAACTTCTGCATAATAGTCTCCATTGTTAATGTAAATTCTATACTTAGTGCTTTCTATATCTTTTACCTGAACAATGTCATTTAGCTTATATTCACCACTTTTAGTAGCTGGTGATACAGTTCGCAAATTTAGAAACTTAATTTCCATATAATTATCACCCCCTTTGTAAAATGCCATATTCTACAAAAAGTGTAAAATTCCTATCAATTGTCATATTTTGCGAACGATTTTACAACTAACTCTTCATTAGTTTAATTAGATCACTGCTTTCAGTAAATTTTATGATTGGAAATTTTTATCTTTTAATAAACTTGGTTCACTCATTATATTTTATCCACATGGCTATTCATCAAGCTTAGCTACTGCTTCAGCCATTTCTTCAAGATTAGACTTCATATTATATTCAATCTTATCTAGTAAATTTTCTACTTGTTTTCTTAATTTAATTATGTTTGTGGCTAAATAACCATCCATTTTCGCTCCAGTATTTTCATAATATTTCCCATTTTCTAAGCATTTTAAAATGTATTTTATATTGTTTAATTCACTATTATACCTATTTCTTACATCAATAACTTTCTCCAAGAAAAACACCCTCTCATAAAATATATTTACTTCCAATATTCTACAAAAGGTTCTATAATCCTCTAAATTATCGAAATGTTCTTATTTCTTTAACAGAGGTGGTATATTAATCTTTGGTACATTAAACCTCATTAAATTTACATTTTTCATAGTACTCTTTACTAATTCACTTAAATTTGCATTGACCTCATCACTTAGCTTTAAGTCAGATAAAAGATTTTTATAATTCGTTTCTTCCATCTTTCTATCTATCTGATCTTCAAAACTCTCTTTTTCTTCAACTTTTATAATCTCAACAATATGCTGAGGATTAATAAAGATATCCTCTGAAACTCTAAAAATATTTTTGTCTCTAAATAAATCACTTACTTGATAAGTACTAACCTCATAACAACTTCCATTTACTAATTTTATTTTATACATTTATATTACCTTCTTTCATATTCATAATTAAATTGTGATTTTAATGGCGATAGGAGGGTGGAGGAATTCCACTCTCCTACAGAAGAATATTGTTTCTCCTTATACCTTGATTTTGGACTGCCATCAGTTAGTTTTGCTCTTGCACTGTTATGGGTGTGCTTTAAAGGAGGGGAGGATTCGAACCTCAAGTACTAACAAACTTATCCAATAAGAATGTATGAAAACAGAATTAAATCTTCTGTTCAATCAACAAGCTTGCCCACTCTTCACCCTCAAGTTTTACATACTTAAAAGTAAATTGTAGTCTGCTTAGGATCTTGCTTAACTTTTCATTTCTTTTGTTACAACTACGCAACTTATTAAATAGTTCTTTCTGGTCTTCTTTATGTAATGTCTTTCCAACATGCCCATTGATAACATTTCTAGCTGTATCATCTTCTTTGGAGGAAACTACATTCCCCTGTAAACTATTCACAAGTGATACTAATCTACTTGAAACATTACTAATAATTTGTTGCAATTCTTCTATTTCTTTTAAAATATCTTCACTCATTTTTATCTCCCTAATTACTGCTTTAACTCATCTACTCTATCTAATACTTTATTAATTAAACGTACAATACCATTAGAATGACTCTCAATCTTATGTCCTAGACTTGTCTGTAACCCCTTATAAATTCTGTATTGAGTTTTATCTAATTTAACATCTATTTCTTTTAATAATTCTTCTTTTAAATCATTAGTCTTTATATCAATATAACTTTTTATTTCTTCAGCCAATGCTTCATTACTCATTCTTTTAACTTTTTTATCTTCCATTTTAATCACCTTAATATCTTTCACTTCTCTTATTCAGTTCACAAGCTTTCTCTTCACTTTCAGCTCTAAACTCTTCAACCATCTTTTCAAACTTTATTGCTTTATCCTCTTGTTTATTCTTGTTTCTAATCTGATTGAGTGCATTAAAAAACTCCCTTGATTTCTTAAATTTATAACCAAGTGAGTCCTTTTCTTTTTTACCTTTAATTGTTCCTAAAACTTCAAAACCTTTTTCAACCAATATATCTTTAATTTCCTTATCCCAAATTATATAATCGTCAAATTTCCTTATATTATTGTTCATTACATTCATCCTCTTTCTCATAGATTTCTTCTCTTAACTTTTCAGCTATGCTCATTAAAACCTCTTCATTTGGAATCTCAAAACCTCTAATAAAGAAATCGTAAAATTCAATTAGTGTTTTAACTAAAATTTTATTAATACTTTCATCTTCATTTAATGTTTCATCATCAAACAAAAGCAACTGCTTAATGTTCCTTTTACATTCTTCACATAGTCCTTCAGCGAATACAATAGCTTCTGTATCTACTTCACTTATCACTAAATCAAAATCATTTAAAATTGTTCTCAGTTCTTTATATGTAAATTTAATCATTAATTCTTTTCTCCTTTTAATATGGTCTTTTGCAATCTATGAACGCATGACTTCTATTTCCGTTAGGTACAGTTATAAAAACTATGTCTCCACTAATTAAAGTCACACCTTCTCTTGCTTTTAAAGTTTCATCTTTCTCGTCAATAGTTACTAGATATTTTCCATCACCATTAATTGTCTTTATTCTGCCAGTGATGTAATAATTAAAAGCTAATTGTTTAAGAGCTGTTTCTATAATTATATCTACTGCTCTTAAGACTTCCTCTGTTAGCCTCTTTAAACTTGGATTTTCATACATTTTAAAATTCCTCCATTATTTTTTATTTTTGTATTGACATTGCTTTTCGTTATTGGTATGATATAATTGTGATATTATAAGTATTTTAGATAAAATAAAAAATTAAGAATTAATATAAGCATGAATAACTGCTAATTTTTTATAGCTAATATCTCTTATTACATTTTCTCTTGCATTAACTCTTGAATTTCTTCAAGTGTTGAAAGTGCCAATTCACGTTGTCCAGCTAAAAATAATCCTATGGTTGTGCCCGAAAGCCCTACCGCTCTGGCAATATGCACTTTTTTAACCCCAAATTTTCTGATATACCTATCAAGCTGTTTTCTTACCTCTTGATTTTTTTCATAATACACCTTTTACACCATCCTTTCTTATAATTTGTTTTATTTAAAATATTTCCGTTATAAAACTTTCAAAAAATATTGACATTGATATTTTAACAGTTTATGATATTATTGAGTTAATATATAGTTTTAACTAAAAAGAAATGATAGAAATTAATCTACCATTCTTTTTAGTGTAAGTTCTTCACCTTACTGATATGTTACGAGGTCTCCCTCTCTATCCATCTTAAGAATTTTAAAATATACCTTAACCCTAGCATTTAAGCCATTTAGAAGGATTTTATCAAAATTATTTTTACACTAAAACCCTTCTAAACCATTGATTCTAAGCCGTTTTACGCACTTTTTTAGAATCCCCACAAGCTTTATGACTTTGTTTTTTAGCACAAACTTTACATCTAATTTGATTGTTTGTTTCTCTCTTAACTCTCTTTCCACAGTCATTACACATCATATAACCGTCATCTAAAGATTTATTAATGTTTCTATTTAAATTATTTATAATTACAGCTCCAAAGACATTCCATAGAAAAGCCATTTTTAAACTGTTTGTTTTATATGTATATTTTATTATCATGTCTACACATTCTATGTAATCAATACCTATTTCTTTACTAAAATCTGAAAATAACTTTCTCGCCTCACTATAAGCCATTTCTTTAAAGTTTGTTTTCTTCATATCCTCGTCATCTTCATTTTCAAACTCTCTTACGTACTCATCAATTTTATTTAGTGTAATATCCTCTAATTCTAAGTATTTATCTACTATAACTCTATTAACTTCTATATTATCTTGATTATTCATTAATGTTTTGATTCTAAAAGTCCCAAAACCTTTGCTATAGTGAAATTCAGTTCTTCCTATAGATTCTATACTTTTACAAATTCTATCCATTACACTATTACTCATTGATTTACATTGTAGTTCCTTTTTATTCTTAGCATATTGAAAGAAATAAGGATATTTTTCTTTTCTTAGTACATCTTTAACTTCAACAGGTAATTTAGGTATACTTAACGTTTTAGCAGAATCTATAACATCATTATTATAAGCACATAATTTTTGCATCAAGGGATATTTTTCCATAGGATTTTCGCTATTCCATAAATTCGTTAGCTTATTACTTACCTTTCCAATGTTAGCTTTGTGATATACAAATAGTAAGCTTTTACTTATATTCTCGTTGTTAATTTGACTTGCAGGTGCTTTTTCCATCTCAAAATAAATCGGCTTAATATCATATTTTCTAATCATCTCTTCAGCTAATTCTATAATCCAATTTGTTGGTACTACTAAAGCTTCATCTCCGTCTACATCAAAGGCTAATATTTTGCTTATTACATCGTGTGTAGAAGTATATAACCCATTCGTTTCAAACCACTTACATTCTACATTTGCTCTCACATTATTTCTAATACAATGTTCAAAACTTAAGCTTGGACTTCTTAATATATCAAGCTTATCTTCTGTTTCATATAGATTACAATATACTTCTCCATTATTTAAATAACCTACTGGCTTTTCTATTTTTCCAAATAACCAATCTATGAAAGCTGTAGGATCACTTAATATAAACACTCTCTTACTATCTTTAATTTTTATCTTCCCACTGCAAGCTTTCTTCTTTTCAGATGTAATTTTCTCAGATATTTGCTTTTTTACATAAGCACCTGTTAGCATTTCAGGATATACTCTTAAGGCTTCCTGAAAATAGTTTCTGTGATGATTATTACTAGTTGCTTCTAAAAATTCAAGCTGAGAATTTCTATCTGTATGTACTTTTTTAATTAACTCTTTAAAACTAGATGTTAGTACTTCTATTTGATCTTCTGTCATATTTACCAATTGTTGCAGCATCTGATAATTAATATTCATATCTTTATAGTCAGACTTCTTATTACTATCTTGTACACAAATATTAGCAGTACATTTGTATTTCTCAAATTTATCACAGTAATCTTGCCAATCCTTATAGAAATTATGAAGTTTAAATTGAGATTTTGTAAATATTACCTGTATATCATCTTCTACTATATCCCATTCCTTATTATTATAAATATCTTTAACCTTTGTACTATAACCTTTTTCTTTGCAGTAGTCGACTAGATTAAAATACGTTAAAAGTCCTTTCAGCCAAGGCAACCTTACCTGTATATTTTTCTTGTATTTTTTATCTAATATAAGTCCTAATCCATCAAAATGAGGTATTGGTACTGGCATAGTTTTATTTTTCTCTATTTTCCACTCTGCTACATCTTTACTTCTTCTTCTACCTGCTTTATCTACATAATCTATTGTATTAGTTTTTCTATCTATATAATCTACAGTAGCACTTACCATTGTTTCAAAGTCATCAACTACTATACATTTATTAATATCAAAATCTTTCCATACAGTAGACCCACTATTATTTAAGCTAAGGTATGCTAAAAATTTTGAAATGTTCATTCCACCTTGTCTATTAACTTCTTCTATTGTAAGACCACACATAAGAGAAAGCATTACTTCATCTAAGTCTTCATCTTCTAAAATCATCATGAACTTCCTGTCTCTGGATTGCCCTGCCCCTGCTGTAAAAAACTTATAATGTTGTTTTGTTTCATCTACATTCTCAATAGTAAGACCATCTTTAATTATTTTATCTACAATTGAATCATCCATATCTCCAACCTTGACTGTTATAATCTTATCTGTAAAATCTCCTAAATTAAGTCCCAATGTTCTTACTAAATTATTATCTCTTATTGCAATTACATCTTTTGTCTTTATGTCTTTGGAGTTTACACTTCTATCAATATCTTTATTAGTTATGTATAGGTTATGGATGTTTTTCTTTACTTGTTTTAATTCTTTCTCAATTTGCATATACGTTTTATTATTGGTAATTTTTTTCTTAAATGAACTACTACAATCTTCTGTCCATTTATCTACTTTTAACTCTTCCTTGACACATGCAGATAATTCATTTCTAAAGTTATATTTTCTTTGTTTTATACTACATCTTAAATCACATAATTCCTTTTCTTCTTTTGTTCTAACTAAATTTAATTTTATACAATACATTCTTACTTGCTTATTTAACATTAAACCTTATTCCTCCCATAATTTCAAAAATTCCCGTTTGTAGTTACAAATTTATAATTACATTGCTTTTAATTCCTCATATACCTGTGCTAAGATTTTAAATTTCTCTTCATCACCTGTTGACATCTCTGGATGATATTTTTTGCAAAGAGCTTTATAACCTACCTTAATTAACTCTTGTTTTATTTCTTCATCAGCACTTGATTTTTTAGTGGTTACAAAATTATAACTACTATTTGAAGATTTGAATTCTTTATAAGCATTGTATTCCGCTTCAAACATTTGCTTCCAAAAATTACTTTCTTTAAATAGATTCTCTTGTTCTTTTGATAACTTTTGCCAAAGGTCATTCATTATCTTTTTCAATTTTTCATCAGTCATCGTTGTAAATAACTTAGCTTTAACCTGAATATTAATAGTCCTAATTCCATCTAAGCTAGATAAATCACCTTCTGAAAATGTATATAAATGAGTCTTTTTAGTTTTTACTTTTCCATTTTCTCTTTTGCTTTCACAAAGATATATATAATAACTTGTACCCTTGTAATCTTTCTTATCTCTTTTACTTATGCTTATGTACAATACATTTAACCTCCTTTGATTGTAGTTATAAAATTGTCATTACAATTAAGACTTAAGTCACTTATTTTAAACTCTATCTCTTATTAAATTGTTTTTGTGCCGTTAAGGCTTGAGTGCTGATTAAAGCACGAAACAATCATTCAATAATCTACTGCCGCATAATTTAATACTTTATTAATGTGAGTTCGCTTACACTCACCTCACATTCCTAAATTATTAAATTATTTTGCCTATGCACTTACTCCCTTAAGGTCGCAAGTTCATAATAATCATATTTTTTAGGCAATTTTAACTGCACAGGTAAACTGCACAAGTGAAATTCATAATACCAAACCCTAAAACCATTGAAATCACTTATGTTTAACACACTGCACAGGTTGCACAGGTAAAATACCGAAAACACTTTCAACTTACACATATTTTCTAGTTATAACTACTTTTAATAAATCACTTGTGCTACTTGTGCAGATAGCCTTCAAACCCTTTATTTTCAACAGTTACAACCTGCACAAGTGGATTTTTTTCACCTGTGCAGCACTTGTGCAACCTGTGCAGTTAATCATTGAATTTAATTCCATAGTATATCCTTTGTCTTATTCTATTAATTGTTATCGGATTATTAGACTTCTTAAATCCCAACTTTTTCATTTCTTTTGCAAATCGAACACTATCCAACTGTGGTTTAAATTTATTTTCATCACTAAACTCTATGTATTTACTAAATAACTCATTACACGGTATGCAATCTTCATCATTATTTGTTGTATCTATGTACTCATTTATAAATATTTGCACTGGATTATTTTCTGTCTTAAATTCTGTTAGTAGTTCTTCCGACAGCTCAGATTTGCTAAATGAATCATTAACCGCTAGCCTATTTAACCCTTTTAAAGCAAATTGTAAAATTCCATCTAATTCATTTTCTATTATCCTTTTAGTAAGTGTTTTATCTTGTTCAGCATCTTCTATTTTTTTATTGAATGGAATTGTAATAAACCTACGATATGCCCCATGGCTTGTATCCTGCATCTCAATAAGTTTATTAGTAGCAAAAACCATCTTACAAAATGGAGAAAAAGTGAATTGAGGTTTGTACTTCTCTTGAGCAGATATTAAATCTCCACTGATGCACTTTTTAAGATAACTAGTATCATCAATCGCATTTTCTTGTTCTGTACTTACATTTACTAATTTATTTTTCAATCTAACTCTTTCAAATGGTTGAGTTAAGTCCGACATGGACACACTACATACATTTTCTAAATTTATCAAGGCACATATTATGTCTACTAAAACAGATTTTCCATTGCTTCCATCACCATATAGAATGAAAGCCTTTTGAAATTTAGTACTAGTCGTTAAACAGTATCCAATCATTTCACCAATTAAATTAACCCTTTGAATATCACCTTCAAAAATAGTATTTAGATACTTCATGAACTCTGGACATCTAGCATCCTCATCATAATTAGCATTTAATTGAATAGTGCAGTAATCATTTTGGAAGAATTTATTCTTATTAAAGGCTATATTATCCCACTCTGTTAAATCCAAAGTTCCGTTTTTAAGTACTAAATTATCTCTATTGCTATTTAAAACCTCAATATTTTTACTTGCTTCAGCTTTTATTAAGTAAAGAGTATTCTCAATTCTATTTTTATTGGATTTTTCTTTCAATCTTCTCCTGCATTGATTAACTAAAAAACTGTTATCGACACTTACCCAAATCTGTCCGTTCCATCTAAAATAGTCCAATCCTTCAATATGTATTAAATCATTTTCTTCTAATATGTCTTTTACAAGCCTTTCAGCTATAAAGTCTTTATCCTTAAAGTATTTATCTTCCGATGAAATGCTTATAATCTCCTTATTTATGTTATTAATGTTTCCAAGTATTTTTTGTAATATCTCTTGTTGTTGTTCAGTGCTAACCCCTTCTAAACCATTTTTTAAATCTTGCATTAACTTATCACTTCTCCTTTATTCTTAAATTATTTTAATAGTAGAGCAGAGACAGAATCCCTGCCCTTATGTATGTACAAAACTATGCTATTTCTACTATGTATAAATCACACCATGATGCACCTTCAGGCTTCTCATAATGATGATAGAAAGATTCTCCAAAGAACTCTAGCCAAGTAGATAAGCCATTTTTTCTCTCAAGTATGGAAGTATTTCTCTTAAATTTACTTCTGAATAATTCTAGTAAAGCTATTTGTTCTTTCTTATCTAGTGCTTTACCTACTAGTGTTTTTAAGTACTGATCCATAAATTCATCTGCTTCTTCATCGAAAACTTCTATTGCATTTATATAACTTTCAGTTAGTTTTTTAAGATTAACTAATTCTTCTTTTACTTGGTTGCTTAAATCTTTATTTACTTTTCTAAGATAATCAATTGCTTTTTCAAGGCTTTTAGCTTGTTCTTTCTTCTTTATCACTTCATCTTCCAACCTATGTATTAATACTTCATCAATGTTATGTACATTAGTAACTTCTTCATCAAACTTTACTACCATCAAAAACTCTTTTACTTGTTCAAAACCCTTTAAATCATTTATTCTTGCTAAGTAGTTGGTTAATGCTTCACCTTTGTAATTTTTAAATCTTTCTTTTAATTGTTTCATAAATTCTCATTCTCCTTTTATTAAATTATTTTAATTGATATGTATAATTTCACATTCCCTAACTTAGTTACGTTCTCACCCAAATGGGGGTAAACATTTTTAATACAAAAGTTTATCTTTAATAAATTCACATACCTCTTTATCAGTAAAACCGTACTGAATTCCTAACATTTTAATGGCTTCACTCTCCATAGGAGTTATAATTCCAGCCACTTCCTCTTCACTTTTTCCATCATTCTCATTGATTTTCTTATGAAGATTTAAAGCATTGTAGTAGTCCACTGAATCTCTTAATAAATTATTCTTCCTTACCTCATAATCATCTGAAAAGGAGTTTATGTATCTTTCTACTTCAAGAAAGTCCTCAGTTAACTCAATACTTACACCTTCTTGATTTAGATACTCTGCATCCCTCTTGTACTCAATTAGATTGCCATATGCTAAATTGATGCCAATTTCATTAATTGGTTTCCCTTCTAAGCACTTGTTGAGTATGTCTTGTTGGTCTTGTGTTAAATTTTCTAATTTAATCATGTTAATATTCCTCCTAAAATTTCATTTAAAATAAGCAGTAATCTAAAAGATTTATCTCTTCAAGAACAGGTTTGTTGCTGATTTTTAAGTCTATAATTTCGATAACTGATAATACTTCCCTAGAAGTTACTTCATCACTTAATGAGCAATCTTGATTTACTTTAAAACTAGTAAATATGAAGTTCTTAGTTTCTTCTACATATTCAACCTTATTAAATTTGAAATCTCTATCTTTTCTTTGATTTTCTTTTTTATAAACTATTACATAATTCTTATTTTTATTATCAATTTCTAGCTCTTTTAATTTAGATATAACATCTCTCCATTCCTTCGATTGCATCAATGTTGTCATAATACTTAATTCTTTGTTCTTGTCCATAATAAATTCTCTCCTCCTAAAATTTTTAAATTGTTTCTATTCTTCTGATAAAGCAAACGACTATAGCTACACCATAAAACCACCTTCTTTCATAATTTATTTTTTTATTAGTGTATATTTTTAAGTAAAGTCAACAATAATATAGACAAAAGTACATTTAAAACTTGACAAACATAACATTATTTAATAAAATAAATACATAAGCCATGGTACTTAATAATAATTAAGTTATCATTTCTAGGTAAATTACTAGATATTAAAATAATTTAGTAAGTTAAAATTTGGTATGAGAAATACATATATATGTTTATAGGGAAAAAAGAGTAGACTTCCCCCATAAACAATTACACTAATTTTAATTTTATCATCGGTTCCTATACTTGTAAAAGTTCATATTTGTCCATATTTTGTTAAATTCAGGTATTATATGGATTTATGTAGCTATAGCTTTAAAATGCATAGCTTGTTTGTGTTTTTTGTAGTTTTTTAAAAAGTTGTTATTTTACTAAAATACATATCCGCATATTCATCCATTGAATTGTATTTAAATATTTTGTACGCAGAATCATATACTTCATCTATATCTTTCTTCCCTACTTCCTTTGACTCATATAGTCTTTCATATATATCTAAGGACTCTTTAATTTTAACAACATCTTTAGTTATATTGGCAATATTATTTAAAACATCTGCTAAGAGTTTACTTTTATTATTTTGTTGTCTGTAATACGTCTCACATTTTTTATAAAGATCCAACATGTTATTTTCTTTTAGAATATCAACCTTGCTATAAGTTCTAGCTAATAACCAGTATGATTTAATTTTTATTTCATTCTCAGCTTTACCACAATATTTTATTGATTTTTTTATGCTTTCAACTATTTGATTACAATTGGCCTTAGTATCTAATTTGAATAATACTCTTGCTAACCAATAGTATGCTTCTGCTAGATATTGATCATTATTTTCAATGGTATTAATATACTCCCTTATCTTTTTCTCTTGTTCAATAAAGTCCTTATTGCTTTCTAGTTCGATTATCTCTTTTCTAAACTCATCAAAATATGTTGCCACTTTATCATCCCCTAGCTGTTGATTTTATATCTTAACTAGCTATATATTTATTTATAATATCTAATGCCTCATTTATTATTAATTTTTATATGAAATTTGGATTTATTTATCTTTCATCATAATCATCGCACTCATTATCATCATAATCATTAGAGTATTCACATTCACCATGCACCATATGACGACATGTTGAACAATCACCATATAACCTAACTCTTTCTTGTCTAGCTAATAATCTTTGTTCATGTTTTTGTTCATGTTTTTGTTCATGTTTTTTTTCATATTCATTCTGTTTTTCTTCTCTTTTTTCACACCATTTATTAATACCTTCAATAGTCCATTCTCTTGGAAAAATCCATTTATCGGCATATTTTATACAACTTGAATATTCATTTAATATTTCTGGATACTTTCTCCCAAAAGTTTTACATTCATCACACAAATATAAATTATTTTCATCCTTACTTTCAAATATATAACATTCATTATCAAAGCTATCATGAAATAAACTATGTTTTATACACTTTTCTTCAGTAGTCCATGTAGTTACAATATTCC